TGAGCGTAGGGCTGAACTTACCCTTCTCTGCCTCCTTGAAGATATGCCACAGGAAGAGAGAATCCCATTCCTCAAAGAGGCTGATGTTCCACTCGATGATTTCTTTCGCATCTATAGTAAGTGGGAGCATGTGTTAATAAAGTATAGAGAAACTAAGGAGAAACAAAATGCCGGAAAGTAAACCAACTACAACCCCTCTACCAAATACTGTACCTATCGAAGCATCTGAGAATGCTGAGAATATGTATAAGGGCCAGAAGAGTATGCTCATCCTATGTATAGGTAAAAGTGGCCGTGGTAAGTCCACAGCTATGCGTAACCTAGACCCTGAGAAAACCTTTCTCATTAACGTATTGGGAAAACCTCTTCCATTCCCCTCTGGTATTAAGTATGAAGAGAAAGTAAACATGTGCATTTCAAGTGACCCTGCTACCATCGCTCGTACTATGATGGAAGTATCTCGTAATCCCAAGTGGGAAAACCTAGTCATAGACGACGGTCACTATGTTATGGCCACTGAGTTCATGAACAAGGCCCTTGAAAAAGGCTTTGATAAATTTACTTTGATGGCCAAGCACATCTTCGATATAGTAATCCTGGCCACTAAGCTCCGTCCAGGCCTTAAGGTTTTCTTCCTAACCCATGAGGAGGACACTGGTACTGAAAGAAAGATGAAGACTCTTGGTAAACTGTTGGACGACAAGGTAACTCTCGAAGGACTTAGCACTACAGTTCTATTCTCTGAGGTAGTGGCCGATGATACTAAACGTGCCTACTATTTCACCACTCAAAGTGATGGCTATACCACTGCCAAATCCCCATTTGATATGTTCCCCTATCGTATGGTTAATGATCTTGATGTGGTAGGAAAGAGGATAGATGAATACTATAAGGGAGTGGCCCTTAAGGATTCCAAGTTAAAGTTTATTGAATAGGAGAACCTATGACGCAAGAACCTAAGAAGTATTGTAATCCGCTAGATAGGACACCTAATCCAGTTAGTAAAGCAGTAGTAGAATCAGTTAGAGATTTAACAAAAGCCGAAGAGGAGGATATACTCTCTACACCTATGGATGATGAAGATGATGGCTACAGTTCTGAAGATATTCCTGGATCTGAATTAGATGATAATGAGATGGGACTTACTGATGAATTAGCTGCTGAGACATCGAGTATCTGTGAGACTAATCCATCTTCAATAGGGTGTAAGGTATTAGGTGAACAGTTCATCTACCACATCCAAAGTCTTATCAAAGATATTGAGGAAGTCAAACCTGCTGGTTATATCCTGGCAGTAGGTAAGTTAAAAGGTGCTATTATTAAACTTCAGGCTGGGGACTAATCCCTAACCTGTCAATGAGGGCAAGTGCCCTAAATCAAACCATAAGGAGTTCTGTATGAGTGAGTATGATGAGAGCATGGGTATGGAAATGGGTGATAGCATTCTCGATGTAGAGACTGGCGACGCTATTGAGCCCGCAGCTGTAGAAGCTGGTGAGTATAAGGTAAGAATCACTGGCTTTAAGAAAGGTAAGTCTGGCAACAATGAAGGTAAGATTGTCCAGACCAAAGAAGAGACTGGCAACAAGTACTTCATCGTTAACTTCGACATTCCTGAAGAGCCTGCATCCAAGGGGTTCAGTAAAATCTTTTCTGTACCTGTCGAAGGTATGGATGCCAAGCGCCTCAATGGAGTTAAGTGGGAACTGGAATGCCTGAAGCGTGCATTCAATCTTCCCGAACTGAACTTCAATGAAATGGTAGGGAAGGAAGGCTATGCTTTATTGAAGAAGACTTCCTCTGAACAGTATGGTGAGCAGAACGATATCGTGAAGTTCATCACTGGTGCATAAGTAAGTTAGCAAACTGGTCAAGGCTCTTATATGCAGAGGTAAGGCAAGCCGGCTGCTCCGGTAATCCTTGGCCATGTTTGCTACATTGATTAAATCCACATAGCAAAGGAGGGTGCCTTAAACAAGCACCCTTTAATTATGCCACCTGAAAAAGTAGATGACTTATACAAAAAGTATGACTGCCTGTGCCCTCTCTGTAGAAACTTCCATGAAGTGGAACTCTACTGGACTGGACACCTGCCTCCTCGCATCTACTGTAAGCCATGTAAAGCTGTAATCTCAGGAACTTTAAACGCCATAGGTACTACATCCATAGGGAGGATCACTACAAGTGGGCAAGGAAAGTACTCCGAATAGTGACTACAGGCCAAGGTTAGCTGCTGAGTTAACCCCTGAACAACACTCAAAGTTATTACAAATCCTCCCTCATGGAATGCAGAAGCCCCTCTTTCAGGCTTTGGTTTCTGGAGTCCTTGAGTTGTATGACAAAGGAGGATTACCAGCCATAGGAGCCATCGTGACTGGACACATTAGCATAACCCAAATAGTTAGTATGGGATTCTCACGTTCACGTAAGTCCCAGATAGTATTCTTGGAGGCTAAGCTGGAGGAGTTAAGAAATGGCAACGATTGATTCTCTTGGCATTTCAATTCTTGATATGAATCGTCAGGATTTATTCAACAAGATTAAGAAGATCAGAGAAGTAAGAAGGACTAGGCCAGCTGCTAGGAAAGCTGCACCTGCTAAAGTAAGTCGTGCTCCAAGTAAGAAGAAACCAAAACAGCAAGACCTCTTTGCCTTAGTACAAGGTATGACCTCAGCATCAAAAGCAGCACTAGCTGCAGAACTAATGAAGGACTTCAAAGGATGAATGCCACTCCAGAAATCCACATATCTCAAATTGAAATAGGTGAACGCTATCGTAAGGACTATGGAGACATAGCTCAACTAATGTTCTCCATTAAGAAGAATGGACTCATTACTCCTGTAGCAGTGGGAGTTGCAGATAAAGTTAAGATCAATAGGGAAACTGATCTCCCTTATATCCTACTGGCCGGTGGTCGTAGGATGAAAGCTCTTATGGAGTTAGGAATCACTTCAATTCCTGTTCGCATATACGATCAGGCAATCTCAGAGCTTGACTTCCGATCTATTGAGCTAGCTGAGAACTTTGATCGTAAGAGTATGGAGTATGCTGAGGAAGTTTCTCTTATGCGCCAGATCAACAATCTCCAGATTGAAATCCACGGTGCTAAGATAGCGCGTAGTCAGAATGCTCCTGGATGGAGCCAAGCTGATACTGCCAAGTTAGTAAACAAAGATGCTTCAACTGTGGCTAAAGATCTCCAGTTAGCTGAGGCAATCGAGAAGTTTCCTGAGCTTAAGTTAGGAGAGTGTAAGAATAAGGCCGAAGCCTTTAAGCGCCTTAAGAATGTAGGTAAGGTACTAACCAACAAGGTTAATGCTGCTGCTTATATGAAAACATCTGGTGCTGATGATAGAATATTTAAGAAACTATCTTCATCCTATATAGTGGGAGATTGTTTAGAGACATTCAAAAAGATCCCATCTAACTCTTTGGACTTCATTGAGATAGACCCACCCTATGCAATCGATTTGTGTAAGGTTAAGAAAGACAATGAGTGCATCGGTTATAATGAGATACCAAAGGAAAAATATATTCCTCTTATGACCCAGGTATTTCAAGAGTCCTACCGTGTTATGAGAGAGGGATCATGGATAGTATGTTGGTTCGCTGCTGATCCATGGTTCCAGACTGTAGCATCTCTTATGGAGAGTACAGGATTTAAGATGAATCTAATCCCCGGTATCTGGGCTAAGCCCTCTGGACAAACAGCTCAACCTGAAACCTTTCTAGGTAATTGCTATGAGATGTTCTTCTATGCTAGGAAAGGGAGTGCTAAGTTACAAAACCCTGGCAGGTCTAATATCTTTCAGTTCAACCCAGTTCCACACACTAAGAAATATCATCCAACTCAGCGTCCCCTCGAGTTGATGGATGCAGTATATTCTACTTTTAGTAGGCCTGGAGGTAACGGGTTCATACCTTTTCTAGGTAGTGGTGTAGGCCTAATTGCTGGCCACAATAATGCTGTGAGCATGATAGGTACTGATCTTACTGCTGAATTTAAAGATGGTTATATCCTTAACCTTAAAGAAACCTTAGGAGTCTAACATGGCAATTCTCTTCTTCGACACTGAAACTACTGGCCTACCTAATGGGAAGATTCCTTTTAACCATCCAGATCAGCCAGCCATACTCCAGCTCGGAGCCTTGCTTATGACTGAGGATGGTGAAGAGTTAGATAGCATAGCAACCCTAGTTAAGATTGGAAGTAAGCCAATCCATCCTATGGCTCAGGCTGCTCATGGGATTTCAGCAGAGAGGGCAAACTTAGAAGGCATTACTCCAGTGAGTGCCCTCTTAAGTTTCCATAAGATGATCCTAGATGCAGACATGATAGTATGTCACAACTTCGAATTTGATTTTAAGTTGATTAAGATTCTAGCTCACAGTCTGGCTACTGAGACTAAAGATGAATCTATTCTTATACTTGATGAGATCGAGCAAGTCCCTTATAAATGTACCATGAGAGCAACCATTCAGTTCTGTGCCTTACCTTTCCCATCTGGTAGGAAGGGATGTAAGTTTCCTAAACTTGAAGAACTTCATATGATTCTATTCAATGAGAAATTCGATGGTGCTCATGATGCAATGGCTGATGTCAGTGCCACCGCTCGTTGTTACTTTGAACTTGTTAATCGAGGAGTAATGTAATGGATACTATGCAAAAGCCTACATATTATCTTAAAGAAGAAGGTGGAGAGTGGGAACCTTGGCCATTTGGATATCTTAATATTAATGACTTAGATACTCACATTAAAGACTTAGTTGATCTATCAGTACTTCCTATAATGGCTGTTAAGTTTAGTAATGGAGCTATATGGAGCATTAAGGATGGGTGGATTACTTTAGCAGTTGATGAAATATTAGAGTCTATAGGAGACTCTCTCAATGAAGCCCATGCTATAATTAATGGTGAGCGGCAGGATACTTATAGAAATCCTGAGGATTCTTTCTTAGTTATCGCCCAGTATTGGAGTAACTATTTGCAACAAGTATATAATTCAGACCATCATCACCTAAGGGCTCTCGACGTAGCTCACATGATGATGCTATTTAAGATTGCCAGATGCTCAGGCCAAAAGACTAGGCGTGACAACTATATTGACATTCAAGTCTATGCCGCCATTGCTGCGGATAGACTTGTTAAGGAGTAAGGTATGGAACCTGAAGAAAAAGCTCTACAAGTTTATATCTTTATGTTTATAATAATTCTAGGGGCTATAATGCTTTATCAACATGATAGACATAGTAAGAAACTAGAAGAACTAAAACAACTTCAACTTGAAAAGATAGAGAAAGAAAAGAATGTAATAGGTTACTGGGTTATGAATTCCTTAACATGCCAATATGAGTACGTGGTTAAGATATGAAAACCATTACTTATGTATGTGTAAGGTGTGGCCACATACATTCACAATCCAGATGTCCTCGCTGTGGGTATTGTGCAACTTGTGATTAAATGCTGCATTGATTAAATCAACATAGCAATTAGGTACTACTATGAATCCCAAATCAACTTACGTCCCACCTTCTGGTGATCCTTCTACTGCTAAGTATATAGTGGTAGGCGAACAGCCTGGACGTACTGAAGTAATAAAAGGCCGTCCTTTTGTAGGGCCTGCTGGAATGGAGTTAGACGACTGTCTCCATAAAGCTGGCATCTCAAGGAATGACTGTTACTTCACTAGCGTCATTAAAGATGTTGACCTCCCTTTGGCTCACTACATAGAGTTCACAAAGAAAGGGCCGATCATTCACCCTGAAGGTCAAGAGTACATTGATAAGTTAGCAACTGAACTGACCAACTGTACAGCCAAGGTTATTATTACCTTAGGCAATGTGCCACTGTTTGCCCTCACCGATAGAATGGGCATTAACAGGTGGCGTAGCTCTATCCTCCGCCCTAACCTTATAGGTGGGGATAAGATTCTAATCCCCTCTATCCATCCAGCTACTATCATCCCACCCAAGTTTGTATATAAGAACAAACGTCTATTGATCTATGATCTAAAGCGGGCTAAGAATATCCAAGAGCATGGATACAAACCTACAGAACGTAACATAATCATTCGGCCTACCTTTACAAGTACTATGCAATTCTTAACTGCTTGTGAACAGTGTGGACTTATGGGCAATGCTATCTCTTATGATATTGAGGTAGATGTTTTCAATGGTGAGATGACTTGCATATCCTTTGCTTACTCACCTATTGATATCATAAGTATCCCCTTTACCTGTGAGCATGGAGATTACTTTACCATTGACCAAGAGGCAGAAGTCCTCTTGACAATAGCCAGGATTCTGGAGAATGCTGACATTGAAAAGTGTGGACAGAACCTGTGCTTTGACTCCCACTATATGCTCCGTAAGTATGGAATCAAGGTTAGGAATATGCATGATACTATGGTAGCTCAGAAGACCCTACTACCTGACTATCCTGTAGGTCTGCACTTCATCTGTTCCCTTCACACAGACATTCCTTACTACAAGGATGATGGTAAGTACTGGTTGAAGGGTATAGGTAACTTCGAGAGTGGCTGGCGTTACAATGCTCTGGACTCAGCAGTATGTGCAGAGGCTCTGCCTAAACAATTAGCTGAGCTTATGAGACAACAGAACTACTATGCCTACCTTCGTAAGTGTAAGTCTATCTCCGCATACGTTTACATTATGGAGAAGGGAATTAGGATCAACGTAGCCTCCATGACTCAAGCATATAATGAGATGGGCCTTGAGATAGATGATACACTAAAGGCACTTCAGAAAATGTGTGGCTTCGATCTGAACCCTAACTCTCCAAAGCAGGTAGCCGATTACTTTTACATAAAGAAGAAACTCCCAGCATACAAGAACAAAACTGGAGGAGACACCACAGATGAAAAAGCCCTTAAGAGGATCGCTATTAAAGGATATAGAGAGGCTGGCCTTATCCTTAAGTTACGACGACTATCAAAAGAGCGGGCCACTTTCCTTGACCCTACTAAAGTGGATACTGATGGTAGGATGCGTTGCTCTTATAATCCTGTTGGTACTCGGTTCTCTAGAGTTAGCTCATCTGAGAATATATTTGGAACAGGTAATAACCTCCAGAATCAGCCGCATAGGATTCTAAGTCACTTCATTGCTGACCCTAACTATGTATTCTATGGTAAGGATTTAAGCCAGGCTGAGAACCGACTGGTCGCATACATAGGGCGCATCACTCAAATGATTGAAGCCTTTGAGAGGAAAGAAGATATCCACGGTTTGACTGGCACCATCATGGCTAATATTTTCTATGGTGGTAAGTTACCCCCTGAGTTCAATGTAAAGTATTCTATCGCTCCTATTGGTGACGGTAAGAAAACTTGGCGTGACTGGGGAAAGAAAGCTAACCATGGTCTCAATTATGACCTCGGCTATAAGACCTTCAGTCTGTATAATGAAATCCCTGAACGTGATGGTAAGATGATAGTTGATATCTACCACCGCGCATATCCTGGAGTTAGGGGAGGATTCCACTCATACATTAAACAGTGCATTAATAAAAATAGAACCCTAACTAATTACATGGGAAGGAAGACTCTCTTCACTGATCGCCTTGATGACTCCCTATATAAGGATGCATATGCCTGTATCCCTCAGGGTACCGTTGGAGATATCATTGATGAGAGGGGGATCAACTATGTGTATTATAATCCTGATCCATTGTTTGAATATGTAGAGTTATTGATCCAAGTACATGATCAGATAGGATTTCAAATTCCTACTCCATATCATCCCACTACACCAGTGAGTTGGGAAGCTCACTCAAAGATACTAACCATGATCGACAAGAGTCTTATGACTCCACTGGTTACACACTATGGACAGAAGTTCATAATACCAGTTGATACAGATATGGGACTTACACTTAACAAGGATGAAAGTAGTTTGTATCTAGGTAGAGCCACAGGTGTTAAGGATAATTATCCTGAAGGTTTGGAGAAGTGTTATGCTAAGATAGTTCAGAGACAACTTCCTATAATTATTAACTCATGAGGTAAAGGTATGATATGTACAACTTGTAGAAGGGAAGTGAAAGGTATAGATACTGTTTATGGAATGTGTCTCAGTTGTCGAAGTGTAATGCCTGATGCTACGTTGATTAAATCAACACAGCATTCCATCAACAAGTGGGATAGAAGATTCCTGGATTTGGCCCAACATATTTCCCAATGGTCTAAGGACCCATCCACTAAATGCGGAGCTGTTATAGCCAAAGGTAATAGGATTATATCTATGGGCTATAACGGATTTCCTATGTTAGTTAATGACCACTCTGATAATTACAACGATAGAGACCTTAAGTTAAACATGATCCTTCATGCAGAAGTAAATGCTATCTTATTCGCTGAAGTACCACTCTCTAACTGTACTATCTACACCTACCCATTCCCACCTTGTTGCAGGTGTGCAGCTCAGATTATTCAAAGTGGTATTAGGAAAGTAATTGCTCCTAAACCCACTAAGGAATTAATCGGTAGATGGAGTAGTGAACTTATCATAGCTGAGGATATGTATAAAGATGCAGGCGTTATTTTGATTGAGGTTGAGTGATGGATACTAAATCAATATTTAAGATTGGAGTATTTACTAATGTTGATATAAAAGAGAGCTTAATAACTCAAATAGTATCAACTGAAATTGACGGTATGGTAAAGGTACTAGGACAAGAAGTTCTAGACCTTAAAGAAGCAGGAATTAGAGATGCCTTAATCAAACTTGGCTGGATTTCTCCAGTTGATCGAGGTAATAAATGACAACTCGCCGACTTGGTGATTGGCTATCATCATATCTTGAATACACCTATCAGTCAGAACCTCCAGAATTATTCCACACATGGACTGGAATTTCTACTATAGCATCTGTACTACAACGGAAGTGTATGTTAAGATGGGGGCCTATATCCTTCTTCCCTAATATGTACATAGTACTTTGTGCCCCACCTGGTAAAGCTCGTAAGGGTACAGCAATGGCTTATGGTGGTAACATGCTTACCCAAATAGGCATTAAGCTAGCTGCTGAATCCATAACCAGGGAAGCCCTAGTCAGGGAGATAATGAATGCTTATGATACAGTAATAAATGATGAGACAGGAGAGATGACTTTTCATTCCTCCCTGACTATATTCTCCCAGGAACTTACTGTATTTCTAGGCTACAATCAGCAACAACTAATGATGGATTTAACTGACTGGTTCGACTGTGGAAGAGGGCCAGAGGGAAAGTGGACTTATAGAACTAAGCATCAAGGCGTAGATGAAATCACAGGGATATGGGTTAATCTATTAGGTGCTACTACTCCAGGTCTCCTTCGCTCAACCCTTAGTATGGATGCAATCGGTGGTGGGCTTACATCTAGAATTATCTTTGTATATGAGGAAGATAAAGGGAAGTCTTGTCCAGTTCTATTTCAAACCCCTGAGATTCTAAAGTTAGGTGAGGATTTATACTATGACCTTGAGCAAATCTATCTACTAAAAGGACAGTTCAAACCCTCTGCTGACTTTATAGATTTATGGGTAGACTGGTATGTGAAGCAGGAAGGGAGAAATATCTTTAACACTCCCAGTCTTGAAGCTTACTGTGAACGGCGCCCTGTGCATGTAATGAAGTTGTCCATGATCCTTAATGCATGTCGTACTAATGATATGAAAGTTACAGCTGTTGATCTACAGCGGGCTATCAATCTACTAGAGAGGACTGAAGTAAACATGCCTAAGGTGTTCTCAGGTATGGGTAAATCTCCCCATGCTGAGGTACTCAGCAAGGTAATGAATGAGATTGGCATGGCTCCTAATGGTGAGATATCTATCTGCGCCTTACAGGAGAAATTCAAGTATGATGCTGATGCTAGAGTTCTTGAACTAATCATTCAAACTCTAACCAGTATGGGCTTTGTAGATAGACTGGAGAGGGAAGGTAATACTATACTTCGCTACCGTAAGGCAGGAGGTAAAGTATGAAACCTCTAGTGGATATGATACATCTACTCCTATGTCAGCAACCACATATCTATGACATAATGAAGATAGTACATCGTGAGGAGGGATTTTGTTACTACTATCTGGAGACAGACATTGCAGATGGTGAACACCTACCTGATCATATTAAGTGGCAGGAAATAGTTAATAAGTTTACTAAATCTATCGGAGCCAATAGTGATAAGGAAGCTCTGGAATTTGTAAAGAAGTGTATCGACGTGTCTCAAAGTATAAGAGGGCTTGTAGGAACTAATCAAGCTAAGATGCAATTCCTACAAACTCTAATAAATCTATAATAAGGAGTATTACAATGAAAGAAGATAATAGTAAATCTAAATTAGTATGTAATACCTTCAATGCAGAAATAGTTATAGAGATGTTTAATGCTAATAATGATATAAATTTTAAAATATCTAAAAATGGTAAGTATATATGTAATATAGATGGATGTATGGTATTTGATATAGTAGTTAAAGAATTTCTAAAAAGCCCTTCTACAAATCCTCTTATACAAAGACGTAAGTGCCAGATAGTACACGGACTTGTAGAAGGGCTAAAAATATTTAAGTCTCAAAGTTAAAGTTCAGGCTTATCAAGTTTGGGAGTTTCTAGCTTAAAGTTAGGAGCTCCTTTTCTTTTATTCCTTTCATCTATATAGACTCCCAAGATTACCTGATAAGGATCTCCCCCTCTACTAGCAGTCTTCACACTCTTAAGTATCTGATTGGTCATAGGAATTCCCATCCCATAGCCTAGAGTCCTAGCTACCAACATAGAAGCATTTAACTTTTGCTTATCAGTCATACTTCCCCAATCAAGCATTCCATTAATTGCTTTAGCTGACTCAGGTACATCATTAGCAAACTCACCAATTACTCCACCAAGACTACTTCCGTACTTAGCAGAGCCACCCCACACTGGAAGCTTCTCAGTGAACTCCATCATAGCATTAAAGGTAGATGATCCAACTCCCTTACCCTCATCCTGACTTTCCATAAAGGTATCAATTGGAGATGGGAAAGGTGAAGGCATACCTATAGCCTCAAATGCTTCTCCTACTATAGTAGTCCCTAAGATGTATCTAAAGGCTCTACTAATTTGTTGTCCAGAAGTAATGTCAGGATTCTTAACACCTGCAATATCCTGGAGAATGTAATTAAAATCTGCAATACCAAATGTCTGGAGGAGTGTAAGCCATTTAGTAGCGATGCTAGACTGTATAGGAGACACTGCTCCCCTAGTACCCATACCTTGAGTTCTCTCTACAAGATCATCAGCATAGATAGCTGCTTCTTTTTCATTCAACTTAAGTTTGCCCTTAGCATAACTAAACCCTGAGTTCCATCCTATCTCAGCAACAACACTATCAATCAAATCCATAGGAACAAAAGATACCTTAGCGGCTATAGCTTTGGCTCCCCTAAGTGTACCCAACTGCATCTGTTCGATAAAATCATTCCATATTAACTCAGCCTTCCTTATGTGGAGGGAATTAGATAGTCTCTGAGCTTCAGTCTGCTTACCTTTAAATGGCTTCTCAATCATATACCTTCCTGCTCCATACATGAGGGAGAGCATTCCAGTATTGGCATAAATACCTACAAGAGCTGTAGGTTGTTTCATGAAAGTTTGAAGTGATCCACCTATAATTCCCACTACTATATTCTTACTTAGAGTCTGGGCCACATTCCTGATGAATGGATTCTCAATAGCCATTACAGAAGAGGTTCTATCTATTCCCATTATCTCATCTGACCACTTAAGTAATAGTTGAGACAATGCTGGATTATGATTCTTAAGCATTACATTACCTTTCCCATTAGGTCTAGGAAGTGGCACTGATGCAATCTCTTTAACCTGTGCAGCTAAAGGCCCAATATAGATTTCCTCCAAAGTATAATTCAAGTAGGATTCAAGAGCCTTAAATACATCTAACTCAATAGGAATATCTGAAACCTTCCTAACTTTAAAATGAGGATTAAAAATTCCCTGATAATCAGAAGCAATGGAAGCAATCCTGCGTGAGTCAGCAGTAGTGATTCCTTCCAGTACTCCCATCTCACGGAGCACATTCATTTGCCTCATGAGTGGCAAGTAGTTCTCTTTACCATTCTTATCCAATAGCCTAGGAATAGGTTTCTGTCCTGTATGCACACGGACATAATTAACTCTATCCAACATCTTAGAAGTAACCTGAGTCATCCAATTAAATACTTCCACCTGCTTAGCATTCATAATAGGAATATCAGCTTCAGTAATTCCCATTGTCTCAAAGGCTTCCTTACCACCTTTCATGTCTGCATAAGCAGCAATAGCTAAACCCTTACGCTCCTTTTTAGTTAAGGAATCCTTCTTGAGTTTAATCTCATCAGTAATACCTACTAACTCTCTCTCTTTGTTAGTCTTAAGTTCTCTCCAATCTCTATAAATCTCAGGAATACCAAATCTCCTGAAGGCATTGATCCTGGTCTCTGTAGCTTGGAGATATCTCTGAAGAATAGAAGTATGTGCATTAACAACTTCCCTCCCACTAGGACTTATCCTAACTTCTTGAGTTCCCCAGATGTTATCCCTACTGGCATTCATTATCTTAGAAGCTACGTCTTTGGTAATAGGAGGAAGGACGCTCTTAACTTCCCCGGCCTTATTCATCTTAACAGTTTGGTGAACTATCTCACCAGTAGGAGTTAGAATCCTGGATGTAATAGGATCTAATTTCTTTAACTGATCCTGGTCCTTAGGTAACTGTAACATAGCTACCTTAAACTGTTCAATAGCATCAGGACTCATACCTATCATATCTAAGAATTCATCAACACTCTTTCCTGCTTTCTTAGCGGCCTCAACAACTTGCTGGACTTTCTCTACATGGATTCTAAGAGGGGTTATATCTACTGCCCCCCTCTCATTATTCATTAAGCTCCAGATATCTCTACTACCTATATCTCCAGAACCATAGTCAAGAGTTTCATCTGACAAGTGACTCCGACCATTTGGAGTAAGACTTTCCATTCCATCTTCCCATCTTAAATCGTCAAACCCTTCCAACTCAGGTTCAATAAAGTATTCCTTAGTCAGAGGATCTTGAATCACTTCCCCCTTTTTTCCAGTGGCCTCCTTATAAGAATTAGCCTCAGCATCAGACTTAAAGGTAGCAAACTTATCATCCACAACTGGAAGAGACTCTTTAGTGATAGGTTTAGATTCAAATACTTCACCTGTTTTAAGATTAGTTGCTTTAATTACCTTTAAAGGTTTAGTACTTATTATATCCCCTTCAGTTAATTTTCCAGGATACTCAAGTTCTAAAACTATTTCATCTCCTTTATACTTAGATAATTCTTTAGCTTTAGGAGATATATCAGATAATATATTATATAAATTCTTATAGGCCTCACCAGCCCACTGTGCATAGTCTTGAGCTTCTGCTAATTCTTTAGTTACATATAATTCTTTAGTATCTAAAGGTCTAGCAGTAGGATCATTATTAAATACTGATTCAAAATAATCACTTTCTTTTATCTTATTAAAAGCTGTAGTTTTATCTTTATCTTTAATACCTAACTTATCAAATACATCTATAATTATATCTGACAAAGATTTAGGAGTTAAATAATTTCCTACTAATTCTTTAGGATTTAAAAATTCAGTAGAAGTTCCATGATATACTTTTGCTACGTTGATTTTATCCACATAGCGATCCTTATATCTACTAAAAGCATCAGCAAGTTCAGGCCTGATAGTTTCCTTAACTGTAGAATTACCAGTCTTATTTTCTTTCAAGAGCGCTTTTAACTGGGCTTCTTCAGCACGCAGATCGGCGGCTGTTGGTTCGGCTTCTGTTGGAACCTCCGCTGTTGTTTTTGCTGTTGCTGTTGCAGTTTGTCCCTCGGGCACTTCTTCCACAAAGTCTATGTTCGGACGGATTGGAGCATTAGGATCACGTATTACTGTACGGTAATACTTATCACCAACTTTAGCAACTCCAAACTCAGGGCCTTCAGGATGATCTGCTTCTACTAGGGCCTTAGCTTTAGGGATTTCACTCATCAATTCATACTCAGCCTTTACTGCATCAAGAGTAGAATATTCAGGAATAGGAGTTTCAGTATACTTACCTACTGCATACTTGTCTCCTATCTTTATTGTTTTGAAGTCTGGTCCTTTATTAGTTGCTACCTTCTGAGCTGATTCTATAGAATCAAATCTTCTCTTATCCTTAATCTCATACCCTTCACCTTTGGCTAGGGTAGTAGAGTCGAACTCTGAAATAATTTTAGATTCAGTATCAAACTTTCTCTGAGTCTCTTCAACCTTACTACTAATATCTAAAGGATCTAAAGTCTTAGTAGCTAGTGTAGCTCCTTTAGCATTACCTTCTTGAATAGTGAATAGATGAATAGAATCATCTCCAAACTTCTGAACACCATCATACTTTACATCAACATCTGAAACTTTAAATACTTCTTTAGTCTTAGGAATCTCTGGAAAAGGCTGGGGACTCTTCTCATTAACAGTCTTATTAACAATAGCTTCAGTAATAGGCCCGTCAGCTACTCTTAGTTTCTTAGCATTTTCCAATCCTTCAAGACGTACCTTCTCAGCAGCCTCTAATTTACCTTTCCTACTTAGGCCATTAGCCAAGTCAAGTTTCTGACCCACAGCATCAGCTATGATTCTATCCACCTGGACTGTAGGATCAGTTACTCCCATCTGTTCAAGAGTTTTTACTTGGGCAGGTTTACCTACAGCCTCACTCAACTTTTCAGGAATGGTAGGTTCTACGTTACCTTTAAGTTTATCAAATGCGGCTTTTCTATCAGCAGCACTTTTTAAATCTTGAGCTTTTATAGCTGCTTCTTTAGCATCAAATTCTTCCATAGTTGGAAGTGGGCCTATATCAGAAATAGGAACATCTTCCATTAAGACTTCTGATTTAAGTAGAGAATCCCTCTCCTTAATTAACTTCTCAATAATAACTTGAGACTTTGGCCCTACTCCTTTCATACCTTTAAAATCAACAGTCTTGGCATCAACATCTAAATCATTAATTATCTTTGAGACTCTACTCAATGCCCCTTTAGCATGCCCTTCTCTCTTAAGAGCCTCTACCATTAAGCCTTCAGCTATAGATTGATTACCTTCAAATTTAGATTTAACAGTTTCAGCTACAGCCTTCTTAACATTATACTGACGTAGTGCTTCTAAAGCTGCACTCGCCACATCAGGAGGAGTTTCCTTGGGAATACTTGCAGTAGCTTCAGATATAACTTCTGGAGATAGTGCAGTCTTAGTCTCTATAGCAGTTTTAACTTTCTGCCATACAGGTTTAAGTACTGGTTTAGCAGCTCCGGGAGTTACTAAGAATGCAGCATCAGCCATGAATCTTCCAGCATGCCCCGCTTCTTCAATAGCTTTAGGATTAGCAATTGCCCATGCTTCTTTTAATTCTTTAGGGTTAGTAATTCTTCCCTCACTAAGGTCTTTTTTCTGTTGAGGTGTAAGACTGGCTACCCATTTCTCATCAACAAAAGATTGAGTAAAAGGTTTAGCGATATTCTTCAACATAATATCTATAGGTTCAGCAAATGCTTTAACTATAGTATTACCTAATCTGGATGTAGGTTGATAGTTGAAAAGGCTGGATACTTTCTCAAAAGTTTTAGCTCCTTGTTCCATGCCCCTACTAATGCTACCTTCACGAAGTCCTGTAATTGGCATAGCAGCTACAGCCGCAGGAAGAGCAGCAGCAGGAACGCCCGCCATAAATCCTGCAAGTCCTCCAGCTAAACCTAATGGGCCTTCAACTAATCCTAAAGCAGTATCTTCTGTAGCCCCTAGTAACTCCTTAAAGTTAGTAGGTCCAGAATATGGAGTTAGGCTTTTAGCTATATCTGGAATTAAAAAATCTCCAAAGAATGTCTTAGGCTGAGATACTGAAGCCTTAGGCACAGGTTTAGGCTGTACAGTTTCAGGTTGGAAGTCTATCTGGAAATCAATTCCTTTAGATTCACCTGTAGGTGCTGTAGCATTAGAAACTGGAGCAGTTGATTCAGATACAAAATCAATAGCCATTTTAGTCCACCTGTTTATATCCAGAATTAAGAGCTTCTTGCAAACTTCCAGCAGATACTGATCCTACTTTCCCATCAGGGCTTTGGACTCTAATCCTTTGAGTCTTAGGAACTTTAGAATAAGTTACCTCACCACCAGTCCCCGGCCAGAATCTATCAGATCCCTCATACAAAGGTTTGGGCTTAGTTACTGATTTAACATAAGCTGTATCTTTAGAGTTTTTATTATACAAAGAGACATAAGCATCTAAAGACTCGGCAGGAAGTTTCTTCCCTCCAGCTTCTCCACTAAGAATAGCCGCTTCAATTCCTGCAATAGTTTCATCCATCTTAAGTTGTTCAGCAGGAGTTGTAGGCTTAGGTGCGTTAGCATCTCTAGTATTCTTATCTGCAATATCAGCTCTACGTGAAGCAGTATCTGCATTCCTTATAGCAGTAGCAGCAAGTGATTGACTCACTGCAATCTGTGCATCTCGGTCTACTTGAGCAGCTGCATCTCTAGCTTCCTGAAGAGTTAATTTTCTCTCCGCAAGAGCATTCTGAATTTCCGTTTTCTTATCAGCAGCTAAGAGTTTCTGCTCATCAATAAGATTCTTATGAGTTTGATAAGAGGCTGCCTGTTCAGCTATTGCCCTATCTGCACGCATCTTACCAAGATTCAACCCACCTGAAAGCATCATCTGTACATCATCAGGTGACAATCCTCTAAGATCAATATCTTGTAATGATTGCCCTATTCCATCAGGTGCTACTGATTGAACAGGGCTTGCCAGAAAGGGGAAGATCCACTGCCTCCACCTGTAGACATAGCAGGAGTAGCTTCAAGTGGAACACTTGTTCCATAAGTACTTAAGTTCTCAGCAGTAGGTTCCTGAATAATAGTTGTAGTCCCATCAGCAGTTTTCTTAGTAGTAACTGTATCAGGTCCAGGAGCTCCTATTGGAGTAGGAGTAGGAGTTTTAGATGACCCTAATTTACTATTATTACCACTAAGAATTTGTTTAAGAAGTTCACTCCCAGCTTTCTGAGTTTGTATCTGCCGAATTAAGTTAGCAGGGTTAAGTGCAGTACCTATAGGTTCCCCTTTAGATATAGACTCTCCCATATTACCTAATGCTTGAAGCATATTAGGATCTTGTAGAAGTTTAGCTATACCATCTCCAGCTCCTCCAAACTCAAAGCCAGTATCAGGATTTGTCCATGCACTATTAGATTCTATATCTGATCCTGTAGTATTCAAAAAATCAAAAGCAGCCATTTTAATTCTCCATTATTCTGACATTAATCCATAAGCTGCACCAAGTACTGCACCAATACCGGCACCCCAATATCCAGCAGTGGATCCAGCCTTACCACCAGCAATAGCTCCACCAATCATTCCACCAACACCAGCACCACTAACCGCACCACCAACAGCAGAAGATAACTTATTAGGTTTTTTCTCTGTGCTTACAGAAGATCCTGATATAGATGATAATATATTACCTCCATGCTGGTATAACTCAAGTCCCCACTTATATTGATTATCCTCAATATCCAAACGTTCAGCTATTTCTTCCTTCTTTAGTACTGTTTTAATTCGATTAGCCTCAATACTATAATTAGTTACAGAATTTTTAAAGTTAATCTTAGATTGAAGAAGCCCAATATTAGCATCAATACCTTGAAAAATTAGTTGATTTCTAAATCCCTGAGCTGCAACTCTAAGTTTAGCATCAAATTCTGCTACTTCTCTAGTATTGAAAGCTTCAAGTACTGCCTGCCCTATTACAAATGAGGAGGAAATTACAGCATTAACATCTCTCATCCCTACTTGAAATCTAGGTAGAACCTCTGTAGTAAGACGGTCATCTAATACTGCAGCATGAGCATTTGTTACAGTAGTAATAACTGTATCATCCATAATATTAGTATCTACTTCATTCTTTACGGTTGTAGCATAAGATATCCAATCAGTTTCAGGATCTATATTATCTACAATAGTTTTAAATGTTGCTAGTTCAGCAATAAATTCAGCAATATTAGAATCTGGATTATATGCAGTTTCTCCATCATAAGGAGATGCTACCAAACCGGCACTTATAAGTTCGTTAATACTATCTCCTACAGCTACCACACTAGCACCACTTCGGTTAAGCCAATCTCCATGAAGAGTTTTCATATAAGCAGGGAAATCTACAGTACCAGAAGATGAACCTCCACCGCCGCCTTTACATTCAGCTATAGGTCCTTGATAATCATAAGATACTTCTTCAAGTACCTTTCCTGTAGTCATACTTATTACTATTTTTTCATATACTTTCATTTTAGTCTCCTATGATGATTTAATCAACATAGCATTAAAGTGGAAGAGACAGGAATCTATACTTAGTTTCACCACCTATACTCTCTACAAACTTGATAATTGAAGGTGTATCTGAATATCCGATAATCCTATTGCACTTTTCGCCTATAGCGAATTTTCTAATAGTTTCGGCTCCCTCAATCCAAGCATTTCTATTTATATCTCCATAACCATATACACAATATAGAAGTAGAGATTTAGTACCACTTGGTTTATCAAATGTAAAAGCTGTAATCAGTATTCCTGAAATATCTTTATCTTTTTCTGCACTTACCCATACTATTAATTCTTCAGTAAGTACAGCTTTTAAAATGTTACTCATCCTATCACTTTGCATACCTACTACAGGAGGTAATGATTCCTCAATAGCAAATTTAATATCGTTCCAATTTCTTGATGCTTGTTCAGGCAGAAGTCTTATTAGCATTGCTAGTTCCTCTTATGAATCTTTTGTCGTCAAATTTAACTCTTAAGGTTATAAAGTTTATTTTAAGATTAGAGTAGGATGAACACCTTATATGAATCTTAAATTCAACTCCGTTAATTGGGACTACTACAATTCCATTAGGATTAGTAGTTCTCCACGGTGTAGTTTGAAATGTAGACTTATGATTCAACTTATAAGATATAGCTACCTCTACATCAAGAGTTATGTTGCATCCTACCTCTACAATATCTATTGTCTTTGATGCTGAGGTTCCAAAGTCTAAAGAGTCAGTAACTATACTAGCTGTAGTATCTGTTAAATCTGTATAAAATCCAACTAGAATTCCAGCGTTAATATCCAAAGTTGTGGGAGCTTGAAAGGTTTCACCTAGACCTTGTTTAGTTAGGCTAAAACTTCTAACTCCATCAGTAATGTAGAATTCATTCTGAAGTGAGTTATGAGTTACCACTACTTCCCTACCTAACATAGTAGAAAAGAATTCCTTATACATAGGTTCTGATATTGATTCAGGCGTTATCTTACGAAGATTACCTTCCGTATCTATAAACACTTGAGTCTCATCATCACCACCTGCTGCATCCCTACTTGCAATACCGTACTTTAGGAGTTTAACTATCCCCAACACAGTATTGTTGAATTTACATATTGCAATTCCAGATGCTCCATATACAACTATGTTATCACCAAGAGCCATAATCTTATAGACTTCACCAGTCCAAGGCATTGGACGATAGCCTTTTACATTACTCTGATCCACTACGAAATTAGCAGACCCTATTCCACCCCACATTAAGAAATTACTAGTGGTCTCACCGAATACTGTTTTAGGATCACCTACTACTGTATCCCTACCTGAGCCTATAATCTGGCCTTTAAAATTTAGAACAGTTCCAAGAGTGGGAAGAGTAGTTCCATCATTGTATTCCCAAATGGTAGTGTCAGGATTATAAACTACAGTAACTCCTCCATTGGTTAGAACTACATAATCAAAGAAATCAGCAAAGTGCCAAGTTTCTTTAGGTGCATTAGGAAAAGAGTTATAGTATATATCTAGATCTAACTGTAAAGTTAGTGACCAGTTAGCATTGATTGTATAAATTTTATCCTGAGTACAGCATACCCAATGCTTATGTCCTAAGAATATCTGAGGCCAAGGATGATTAACACTTACAGCTGTAATAGGATGTGAGATATCTGGAACAGGTACTAAGCCTTGAGCTCTAGGAATTAAATTAAAGCAATCCGTAAGCATCTCTTGGTTAGTAACTGTATCATCATAAGGCCGTAATCCCTTATGGAATTCTGTAAGAGTTATACCTTGCTCTCTCATTTCTTATCCGCCTTAAGAATGAAAATCCAACCACAGAGTCTAGTCCCAATTAACATAGTGACTCCCATCCAGGGAATGCCAGCATTACTAACTCACTTCATAAGATTGTAGTCAGCACGTCTTCTAGCTATAAGTCTTTTTAGAAAAGATAATTTACAAATTCTTAAATACTCATCATCATGAGCCTTACAGCAATGGGAGAAATCTATATCTTGAAACCTATCAGGCCATAGAGTACACCAGTCAGTATTCATACTAACCCTCCATCTCAGTAATATCTGATACAGATTCAGCAACGCCATCCATATCTATACCAATAATTTCAGAACGAATAGAATCTTCCCAATCCCTCTTACCTTCTGAATTTCTATGGATAATTTCTAATTCTCTCATAGTTGCCATATACAATAGCATGTAATGTTGATCTGACCAGAAGGAGTGATCAGTGTCTGCAGATAATGTGCGAGAGTAGAAGTTACCTATAATCTCTATAGTATATTCTCCATCAGATGGAGGCATAAAAAAGATACCATTATAAGTCTGATGGCCCTCAGCCAGTACATCCATCATACCTCCAATACCGCCAGTTAAACCATCAGAGCCTGTTACAAGCCTGAGTTGGGCTGGGGTATAATAGGTAGGACGCTCTTGAGTCATATCGCTAGATAACTGCACATAAGCTTCTTCAAGAGTCTTTTCTTCAACACCTCTCAACTCCTGTTGAGTATATTTCTTAAGGGGAAGTCTTACTATATTACCATCACTATTAGGCCCAATACACCAGACTTCAAGTATGGCCCTAGAATCTTCAAATTTAACAAGATATTGTCCAGCAACTATATCCTTAAATACTCGACCTATACCCTGAGGGATATCTACCAAACGATCAAGATATCTCTGCCCTGCATTTATGATTAAGTTAGCTCCATTATCAGATCCATCAGAGTTAACTAGATCATAACGTCCAGAATGTTTTTGAAAGAATAGTCTAAACTCTGATAGTTCCATTTTAGAAGTCCATATTCATGTTGACATTAACTGTAACTACATCACCACGATCTTCATTATAAGGCATAGGTTCACAGCAACATCCCCCGCCTTTTTCTTCATGATCTCTTTTGCGAACTGTATCAATGTATCCTACACGAGTGCCAGTTTCAGATTCAAACTTTTGAATAGCCTCAGCAATTGAGGTATTAAGCTCACCTCTCATTCTCTCAAGCTCACCAATTGTAATATCTTTATTCATTCCTTCTTTCATAATAGATCCTTTGATTTGCTATCATGATTAAATCAACGTAGCATCGAGGGGACTCTCATCCCCCCGACACTTTGTTAAATGTTAGACTGCATTGGCAGTATTGAAACCATACAAGTAGCCCCAACCATCCGGATGATGATACTCAAGACCACACTCAGTGAGATACTCTTCCTTGATACCGTCACGAGAAGTCCAACCACCCTTCTGGAGACGATCATCAGCCTTGTACATAGTATCCTGAATGAAACGATACTTGATGTCTTTAGGCTCAAAGATAACCATAGAGTTACGAGTGGTTACCTCATGAGAAAAGAGCGGATGGGTCATGATGTTAATAGTACCGAAAGCAGTAACCCACTTTGTTACTTTGATACCATAGTCACCAGTAGCCGCAGAGTAGTCAAAATTCCCTCCAGCTTTAATCAGGCTGTTGATGCCAAGTACAGCACCAGATCCAGCGAATGCCAATTTCTCAGTACCACCCTTACGAAAGATTACTTCCAGTTGAGCATCCAACCACTCTTCCCCACCCTGCAACCAGGTCTGTCCAGAGAAATCAGTATTGGCAGCAAAGTTATCTACAGTACCAGCATCGCCACCACTACCAGTATAGCCACCTTTGATTGCAGGAATGATACCAAGAGTAGTACGCTCAGGCTTACCATTATCACCAGTACGCTCAGAAGGAATACCAAACAAAAAGGCCTTCTCCATCTCAATAGAGTGAAGTTCAAGAGCTTCCCTCTTTGCTTCCTTATACTGCTCACCAGTACGCAAACGAGTCTGCATAGCAGTACGAGTCATTTCCAACGGAGTCCGGAAGATCTGAGTGTAGTTATACCACTTCGTCGGATCATACCCTACTGCATCAGGCA